AAGACAGGTATTTCTTTCTCTGGTTCAGCGTTAGGTAAAGCTCACCTCGATGACATGAAGAAGCGTCATGGCGAAGGTTGGGATTTTACTTAATCATGGGCTGGGCAGAAGGAACATGCTCTGAAGAGCCTACATGGTCTTTAGATGATGCAGTCGATAACGTAGATAACGGAGTAATGAAAAATGGCAAAGTCAGAAGCCTGGCAACGCAAAGAAGGTAAGAACGCTAAAGGCGGTCTTAACGAAAAGGGTCGTAAGTCTTATGAAAAAGCAAACCCTGGTAGTAATTTAAAACCCCCTGTTAAGAAGGAACAAGCTAAGAAGTCTCCTAAGTCTGCTGCTCGTCGTAAGTCTTTTTGTTCCCGTATGGAGGGCATGAAGAAAAAAAATACGTCTAGCAAGACTGCTAAAGACCCAAATAGTAGAATTAATAAATCCCTTCGCGCATGGGATTGTTAAACCCACTCTAGAGAATAGGTAAATTCATGGCAACAAATAACAACGGAAATCTTCTTGATTCCGCTGGTAACGTATTCGTTGACTTTGCTTGGGGCAACTTCCCAATGCAACCAAACGATGAGCGTACATCCACAGCGGATTACACAACTGCACCCTCAACTGCAGTAGTAGCAGCAAACGCTTCACAGAACTACGGATGGAGCGGATACACCGTATACCCAAGCTCACGCTTAAATCCAACTCTTTCTTTCCACGACATGGCGGAAGCAAAGTACGCTGGATTTCCAGATTACACAACTGGAGACGGAGCATACGTAAGCGGAACTGCTTACATCTCAGTACCAAATGTTCTTGGTCTAACCACAGCTTTGGCTATTGATGCTCTTCGTGACGCTGGTTACGAAGCAGCTAACATCACTACAGCAACAGCTGCAACAAACGCAGCAGGTGTTGTAACAGCAGCTGCTCGTACAGCTGGAAGCACCACAATTACAATTACTGATTCATCACACGGATTTGTAGCTGGTAACAAGGTAACCATTTCTGATGTTGACGCTTCTGTAAACGGAACCTACACAGTAGTTTCCGCACCAACTGCTAACACTTTCACAGTAACTGGAACAGCAACAACTGTACTTGCTTTAACAGGGATTACAGGTGCTGTAGTAGCAGTAGCTGGAACAATCAAGGCACAGTCAACAGCAGCTGGAGCGAACTCAGTCGCTTCTACTGCAACAATTACTGTTACACCTTGGGCAGCAGCTTCATAAAACCAAAATACACTTTTAGTGTAGTATTAGAAGCGGCAGGCCAAAAGCCTGCCGCTTCTCTATTTTAGGAGACAACGTGATTACAGCAGAAAAGATGCAAGACGTTTTAACGTTTAAAGATGAACCACTAACTGCTAATGACCGCTGCGATAGTTGCAGTGCTGCAGCTAAAGTTAGAGTTTATATGAAAACATCTAATTTAGAATTAATGTTCTGTGGTCATCACATGAGAAAACAAGAAGAAGCATTAACATCTGTTGCATACTTTAACCCTGATTGGGATACTGAGTTACAGTAACATCAGAGGTAAATGTTAATACTGCGCATATTCGCAGCAACAGTCCTCACATTATTTCTATTTTTGCTTGGCCAATCAAACGCGAATGCTGATGACCCTACCCCAGAACAGGTAGTGTCTAGTCCTGCTTCCACAGAGTCTTCGACCGAAGCGACTCCAACTCCATCTCCAAGTCCAGAACCTTCTGCTTCAACTTCGGACCCTCAATCCTCCAGTACGACAAGTTCCACTGAGGCGCCTCCATCCCAGAGCTCTGAACCAACTTCTGATTCATCCTCTCCAAGTCCGACTCCTGCGCCTGAACCTTCGCCTTCGACCAGCGCAACTCCTCCTCCAGCATCAGAATCCGCTCCATCTTCTGAGACGAGTCCAAGCCCAACGCCAACTCCAGAACCAACAACTTCTTCTTCAGAGGCTTCAACATCACCTTCACCAACACAAAGTCCAGAGCCAACCCCAAGCCCAACCCCATCAGAAACCACAACACCTGCTCCATCACTAACCTCCGTTCAAGAAAAAGTTGAAAACGCAACTGTAACATTAAATGCAGCTGTTCAAACTGCAAGTACAGAACAACAAACAGCAGCTGCCGAACCAGTAGCAGCAGCTCAAACTGCTATTGCAGTAGCAGATTCAGCTACAGTTGTAGCGGCTACTGCTCAAGCTGCGGTAGACACTTTGTTAACCGCTCCAGAAAATACAAAAGTTTATACAACCGAAGGCTATGTAGCACCTGCTCCAGTAGACACGCCAACCGTTACTACTACCACTCTTCCAGTTATGTACGACGCATCAACTAAAATTCAAACGCCTTTTGATATTAAAATGGGCGACACCGTATACAACGGCCAAGGTGCAGATAGTCAAATTTACGTAACTTCAAAGGCAACTATTACTTTTGGCACTGGCGACCATATCTGGTGGGACTTCCCTGGTGGACCAAGCATCTCAGTGTTTGCCAGCGACTATATGAATGCTGGTACAGGCACTTCTACGGTGGTTACTACCACAGAAACAACTTTAGAAGTTGATTGGAACCTTAAAAAATTTGGTGATAACAACGCCCCTATAACTAACATTAATTGGAAAATGACAGTAAACCCAACAACTGGTGAATGGACTGGTATTGGAACTGTTGCTGGAAACACCACTAATCTTTGGTATCCGCAACGTACTGGTGTTCGTGAAGCTGTTGGTCAACCTGTTCAACAAATGACTAATGTGTCTAACGAAACTATTGTTGCTGCTCAAGAAACCGCAGCTACTACTCTTGCTACTGCAAACGCTTTAGCAGACACCGCAACAGCAACTGTTGCAACTGCTGTTACAGCTCTTCAAACTCCAATTCCTCCAGTGCCTGAGCCAACTCCCGCACCGCAGCCAGAGCCAACACCACAGCCGACACCAGAGCCAACACCACAACCACAACCCGAACCTTCACCACAACCTCCTACAAATCCGTCAACCGACCCCGCGCCAACCAATCCTGTCCCGGCTCCAGAACCTCAACCTGTTCCTCAACCTGAACCAGTGACGCCAGAACCTGCGCCCGTTCCTGTAACACCTGAGCCATTACCTCCAGTCGAGCCAACTCCTCAACCTGAGCCGACACCAACCCCAGAACCCGAGCCTGTTCCTGAGCCAGAGCCAGAACCCGTTCCTGAGCCTCCTGTAGAGCCTTTACCAGAGCCAGTAGAGCCACCTATTGAGCCGCCCACATCAGAGCCGCAGACACCCACAGAAGACCCAGTAGATGAGGAAGATACTTCATCGGAATCCGAAGAACCGCAGGAGCCTCAGGAGGAAGAGAGCGCAACTGAGGAACCGCAGCCACAACCAGAGTCACCAGAGCCAGAGCAAGAAAATCCGTCCACAGAATCATTAGAACCTCCTATTGAAGAAACAGCTCCAGAGACTACCACACCTGAAGAAGAAGTGGAGTCTGCTGTAGAAGACGCACAAGCTGATGGTGTCGTAACTGAAGCGGAAAAAGAAGTTATTGCTGAAGCCCTTATTGAAGCAGCAGGTGGAGAAGCTGTTACTGCAGAAGCTATTGCTGAAGCAGGACTTGAGTATAAAGACCTCCCACCTGATACTCCTGTAGAGGTTAGAACTGATGAAAACGGTAATGAAGTTATAATTACAGCAGACGTTGCTGCAGCTCTTGTATTATTAGAAAATCCTGCAGAATTACTTGGCGCAATATTTGATGACCCTGGTCAAGCCCTACAAGCACTTGGAAGTATCGGTGCTGATATGTCTGATGAAGAACGTGAAGAAGCACAGGAAATGGTAGTTGCCGCAGTTATTGCTAGCGGTGCTGCTATGAATGCTGTAGCTGCTGCAGCGGGAGCCGCAACAGGCTCTACAACAGGTGGGTCTAGTAGTGGTGGTTCTGGAGGCGGAGGCGCTTCTGGAGATTCAAAAGGCGTTAGGAGACGTAGACCATGAGAGTACTTAAAGACATGATTGACCAGCTATGGACGTTGCTAGGAATGTTTATTGCCTGGGTAGTCCTAGATGGGTCAGCTAAGACCGTTGTGGGGTACGCAATTGTGGGAACATTAGTTGCTTGGGCGGTGACTTACCCGCTTAGAAATCCGAAGGACGAAGAATGATTAAACGACTTATATTATCTGCCCTACTTGTTTTTTCTTTGACAGGTTGTGGGTATGACGGACATTTTAGATACCCATGCCAAGACCCAACTAATTGGGAAAGTGCTGAATGTAAGCCGCCTATCTGTACTTCTACAGGCACTTGTCCTGTAGACTTAGTTAAAACATCAGACGGAACTACCGCTACTGTAGAACCAGAGGGAACACCAAATGAGTAAAGAACGTTTATCACCACAAGACCTAGATGCCCGCTTAAAGTTTATTCTCGGCATCACACTAGGCGCAATTTTGCTATGCACATCACTAGGTATTCTTTACGGCCTTTTATTTGTGACACAGCCAATCGGAGCACAGTCAGAAAATGACAAGATGTTCTTTAACGTTTTGGGAAGTATTGCAACATTTATTACAGGAACCCTCGCAGGTATCCTGATTGGTTCATCTGGTGCTAAAGACATTATGAAAGCACAATTAGATAACAAAGAAATGGATGCTAAAAACACTCAAGCAGACAAAAAATTAGAAGCTGAGATTGATGCTACAGCAGCACGTCTTGCAGCAAAACCTGATGGTCAAATGCCAGCAGAGCAACCAGTTGATTTAGATTGGGATAAAGATTAATGCCAGTAAATCATTATGTGTTTTCTGTACCACACACCGAAGCAACCAGACTTACTCCTGAAGGACGAGAAGTAGGTGGAAGTTTAACTGTACACGTTCAAAACACAGGAGCTCATGATTTATTTCTTGGAGGAGAGGGGCTAACTCTTTCTTCTTATGGTAGACATCTAGAACCCCAGACTGCGTTTACTTTTGAAAATCTAACTACTGTTGATGAGGTATATGCAATAGCTGAATCAAATCAAACAGGACAAGCATCAGTAATAATTGTAAAGCGTTAGTGAGAGGTTTAATAAATGGCAGACCAAGGAACAGCAGCTAAACTCATTGAAGTTGCTAAAGGTGAGCTAGGAACTATTGAAGGTCCTAAAGACAACGAGACAAAGTACGGTGCTTACACAAAAGCTAACTTCCAACCATGGTGCGGAAGTTTTGTTATGTGGTGCGCTAACGAGGCTGGTGTAAAAGTTCCTAATACTGTTTACACTCCTAATGGTGCAGCAGCTTTTAAGAAAAAAGGCGCATGGATTGATGGAGATGTAGCTGACCCAGAACCAGGTGATATCGCCTATTTTGATTTCCCCTCAGACGGTGTCGATAGAATTTCTCACGTAGGTATTGTTATCAAAGACAATGAAGATGGCACTGTCTGGTGCATTGAAGGAAATACTTCATCAAAGAAATCTGGAAGCCAAAGAAATGGCGGAGAAGTTTGCAAGCAGCTTAGAGCCTATAAAAAGAACAAAGCTGGGGTTATGATTTCAATCGTAGGATTTGGACGCCCTAAGTTCAAAGCAGCTGGCTCATCTACAGCTTCTGGCTCTGCTGATTCTAAATGCCCTACTTGTGGCAAGTAATTAAATAAAATGAGTACATACGAGGTCAAACTAGAGAAAGTGTCTTAAACTTCTATTATGGCTACTTTTGGTATGAATAAACCTTCCGCTGAATCAGAAGGACGTGCAGCCTCTGGCTTTGGTAAAAAAGCTGGACGTAACTCTTCAATGGGACAGATTGCTGCAGCAGTATTTTTAGGACGAGGAACTCCTGGTGGTAAAGGAGCTAATAGTTCGTCTAGAAGTTCTTCTAGAACATCTTCAGGTTCTAATGAAAGAAGTGCTGAAGATTGGCAAAATGAAAACACAATGAAAGAGTATGACCTCGATAGAGAGACACGACGAGGCGACTATCATTATGGAGCATCAGGTAAAAACACCCCTGAAGGTAGCAAATTAAAAAAACTTGCTGCGGATGGTAAGGGCGGATTTAGCGTTGAGTACGGTGATGTAATTAAAGATGTACAAAATCAGACAGCTGGGGACTCAACTCCAAAACCAAATCCTTCTGGGCACTCTGAAGGCAAACAGTGGAGTTCTACAGGAAAGTCTAAAGGCCGAAAAGGCACCTATACAGATACCCGTGCAGCTGTAGCTGGTGGTCATATTACAGAAGAAGAAGGAATTGAAATTAGTCCAACATACGCTAAGAAGTACGCAGCTAGAGCTGCTGCTAAAAAAGCTAAAAATGTTGGAAAATAAAAACTTAAACGCCCCCAGTGAGCCAGTAAAACTACTTACTGGACGCAGCAGAGAGTTTAGAGACGCAATAACAAAAGCAGGTTGGCAACCTTCTTTGCCTGGGATGGTGACTCAACTTATCCAATGGAACAGGTGGTCCCCATGAGTAGAGTACAAGAGTTCATTTACGCCCAACCCAAACTAATAACAATACGTGATTCTCGGTTTGGACTACGTAAGTTATACTTAAATGACAAAGAAAAGCCAAGCATCAAGGGTTACATGAACCCAGGCCGTGCTTACCACGGTACTAGGTAGACAACTAAAACAATAGATTATCGGCTATCCTAGACTTTTAGGAAGCCACTAGGAAGGATTCAAATGGCCACATTTAGCGCAGCCCGCCTTTCAGGCCCAGTTCAACTATCAACCACAGATACCCAGGTAATCACAGCAGTGCCTTCTGGAGAGACTCGAGTGGTAAAGCAACTTTTGTTTACAAATGTAACTGGTTCTCCAGTGACTGTAGACGCTAACTTAGTACCCAGCGGTGGTTCTGTGACCGCAGCTAATAAAATCATAAGCGCCTTATCTGTTGGAGCAAACTCTAACGTTATTTTTGCTGTTGATTTGCCTATGGCAGTTGGCGAAACTTTAACCGCAAAAGCTTCTGCAGTGACATCTGTTAACTTAGTAATCTCAGGGATTGTGATTTCATAATGCCAAGAAAAGGTGATGTTACTGTATACGGACCAACGGTCCTTCAAAGCAACGACGACGGCGACCGCAACATCTTTGTTTCTACAGGTGCACCAATAAGCACTGTAGGTCAAGACGGAGATATCTGGCTTACATATACGAGTGCCTAGGTATAAATGTCACACGGTTACGTCAAGACACCAAGTGGCTGGCAAGCAGCATCTGCTTATTATGTAAAAGTTGATGGTGTTTGGAAAGCTGTTACTAATACTTATGTAAAAGCTAATGGTGTTTGGCGTCAATCTTTTCCCGCTGCTCCACCTCCTCCTCCTCCTCCTCCTCCACCTCCTCCACCTCCTCCTCCACCTCCTCCTCCTGGCGGCGGCGGCGGTAGCGGTTTAGTTTCTTGCGTAAGCATTGGATTTTATTACTGCAATGGTTCAAGTGTTGTTGCAGGCGGAGCCGTGTGTGGAACAGATAATGGAGTTCCCTTTGGTGGATGTACTGTAAACTCTTGTTGTTCTTATTGGCAAAACCTTTCTGGAAATCCAAGCAACTGGATTTGTGGTGCATCAGGAAGCGTAAGTCAACCTAACTGCGGAGCAAGCTCTGGTGGTTGCCCAGCAGCTACAACTACAGGTGGAACTTGCTATTGCTCTTCTGCTGATATATCTAATCCTTGTAGTCCTTGTACGAGTACATCTCAAACAGGTCCCTGTGGCAACAGGTACACAGGTGGACAGTATTGCGGAACTTTCTATGGAAGCTATTCAAGCACTAGAAGCGATGGAACTTGTGCATCAGGAACTAGAAACACTACTGTGTACGCATACTCAGATGCATCTTGCGATTACACTGAAGATGGAGCATGTGTACCTCAACCATCAAACAACTGTTCACAAACTACTAGTGGTGGAACTTGCTATTGCTCTTCTGCTGATATTTCTAATCCTTGCAGCCCTTGCACAAGTACATCACAGTCTGGACCTTGCGGTAATTACTACACAGGAGCATCAGTTCAACAAAATTCTTATTCTTGGAAATGCACAACTTCATCCCCAGGAGCTGGTGTAGGTAACTGCGGTTACTCAGAATCTGCAACAAATGTTTCTGCTAGTGGTACGGGGTATAGCACTCAATGCATTTATAACAACACTAATGAGTACCCAGCTTGCCAATCAACCGGAACTACTCCGCCACCACCTCCTCCGCCACCACCACCAGCACTTGATTGTGTAACTTGTGCATTAGGAACATCTACAGAATCATGTCAAATTTACGACCCAGTATCTGGAACTTTTACCTCTGGAACTAGAACAGTATGTATAACTAATTTTGGTTGCGATAACACTTATGGCCCTTGTATTGCATCAGGCACACCGCCTCCACCTCCACCTCCACCACCGCCACCTGGTGGTTGCACATTTCTATATACTTACACTGAGTACAGAGCGTCATGCGGTCAAACTGTAACCATTACAGTTACTTCTTGCGGTGAATCTTTTACTTGCCCAAGTGCTCCTCCACCACCTCCGCCACCGCCACCGCCACCAGCAAGTTGTACTTGTAATTATGTAAACTATGGAACTTACCTTTACGCACCTGAGTGCTGTGCACCAGACTGCTGTCCAAATATTCCAACGGGTGGAGCGTATCAAGAGAGTCCTCCTCCTCCACCACCACCTCCTCCACCACCACCTCCACCACCGTCTGAACCTCCTCCACCTCCTATAGACCTACCTCCTCTCCCACCTCCTGGAATTAAATCAATTGGTGTAAACACTTTTTTAAGAACCCCAGACGGATTAGTTGTTGCCGGAAGTATTGAGGTAGGAGATGTCCTACTATCTGCTGATATTGAAGGCTTTCCTTATGAAGACTTACCTGGGTCTACTTTGGCTGCCATAAATTGGTCAGATAAAAATCCAGTGTTTACTACCGTGGAAACAACAGTTACGAGTATTACTAGAAGAACTGCTGCTAGAGGTGTGGTAATAAACAATGATTTGTTCTCTGACACACACTATGTGTTAGTTAAAAAAGGAGCTAAAGCACTGTTTGTTTTGTCTACAGAAGTTTCGATTAGTGACAAGGTATACAACTATCAAACCAGTAGTTGGGAAGACATAAAGTATCTTAAAACTGGTGACATACCCCATGAGGTTGTCTCAATAGACTGTGAACCATACGATGTGTTTTACACTGAACACTTATTGGTGCATGATTCTGTAGATATTTAGGAGACCTAACAATTACGACTACTATATCTCCAGTAACAATTGATGGTCACTCTATGATGAACTTGTCCCAATATCCTACAGAGCTAGGCGATTCTTGGATTCACGCTTGTTTTGTAAATCATGAATTTGTTAAACTATCTATAGGACTTTACAAAAATAACAAATATCCAAACGGAACCATTATATTTTCTCAGTTTACTCCAAACGAATACCCTGACATGTATACGATACAAGCCCCTGACCAAAGAGGCTCCTACACAGAGCTTAACAAAACTGTTGAGTCAAATAGAATGTACACAAATCCTATATATAGAAGACGTGGGTATTGGAAGTTCTTAGCTAGCGTATTGCGTTCAGTATTTTATAACAATGCTGGGGGCATACTTTTAGAGGGAACTAGAAACAGAAGTCCTATAACTAATAGACTATACGGAACACTAGTCAAACTAATGAGTCATAACAACCCTAATAGCCCAACTCCTGGGGGTAGAGTTTCCATGCCTGAACAAGAGCCTCCTAGAGACCCGGCAACCCCTGTGATATGGTTTGGTCAAAGAATTGGGGGATTTAATGGGTAACCTAGAGGAAGTCCTGTTAAATAGGGAACTGCAGCCTTTTAAAGTATTTATAGGGGCCTCTGACCCTAAAAACATATTAGAAGCAGTAATAAACAAGGTGTACCCTCCTGATGAAGTTTATAAATTTAACAGTGGTGTAAAAGCCGATTTTCTAGGGCACATTCCTGTAGAAAACCCGGATTCAAAGAATTATTTTGGCGCCTACAATAGGAATATTAACAAGGCTTTGCAGGTAATTAGAGGCCTACTTATTGAAGCCCTTCCCTACTATGATTTAAGTAGCAAATCTGGTTACTATCTTTCATCAGATTATTCAGACAATGTAAGAACTGATGTCTGGTATGACATGGGTGGAGTGAGCGTCCCTTGTTTTTCTGGCGTTTATTTTATTGAGTCTTCTGAAGAGTCTATTACCTCTGTTAATGGAGATAAATATTCCACTCCTAAAGGAACTATCCTTTTATTTGAAGCTGGAAAACGAATTATATACGGGGAAGAAAACGTTAAAATTTTAACGTTTAGCATAGCTCCCATACCTTTACTAGAAAAACAGTACCCTCAAAAATGGCTACCTCTTTTATAACAGTGGTATACAATTAACTTATCAACGTATAGGAGAACTACATGGACCAATTACCAGAAGGCTCAAAACGAGTAGGGTTTGTATTAGAAGGCGAAGTTGTTGAGTTTATTGGAACACCCGCACGTTTAGGGTCAATCCTACTTAACAACCCAACAATCGTAGACCTAACAGACAAACCAGAGGTTTCTGTTGGTTGCAGGCACTCGGACGGAGAGTTTGATTGCTCCCCTCTTAAAGAAGAAGAGGCTAAAAAGAGGACTGTAAAACCTTGGGACATGTTAAACAAAGACAACTATACAGATGAAGAAACCGCTCAAAATAGATTTGAAACATGTTTAAATTGTGAGTTTTTAATTAAACTAACTAAAACTTGTAAAAAATGTGGTTGTTTTATGCAAGCAAAAACCAAGTTAGCAGACGCCTATTGTCCTGTTGGAAAATGGGGAGCAGTAGCTAGGAGCTCATCATGATTTCTCAAAATCCTAATTTTGTTTCACAAGAAGAACTTAACTTACTAGTTAACTACGCTCTTAAATTAAACGAATCTGACAAGTGGGACAAGTCTGACCCATCACCAAATTGGCATAATAGATACGTACATGCTGGAACTCTAGTCGCTGATAAAGAAAACTTTGGTAAGTCAGAAGACCTATTGGTATACAAAACTCTTGTTGAAATAAGAATGAGAATTAAAGACCACATTATAAAAATTAGAAACTTAGGGGTACCTCTTTATTCAGACACTCTTCAACTAGTGCGTTGGTTACCTGGTAATGAGCAGTTACCACATGCTGATTCAGAAAACCAAGACGGCACTCCACATCCTTATGGCTGGCGTGACTACGCATCTATTGTGTATTTAAATAGTGAATACGAAGGCGGAAAAATATATTTTCCAGACCACGAATTGGAATTAATTCCAGAACCAGGGACCATGGTTACGTTTCCTGGAAGCACCGAATATATGCACGGAGTTTCCAAAGTAACTTCTGGGTTGCGCCTAACTGTTGCTTCTTTTTGGACTTTAGACGCCAACCATGCGGATAGACTTCCGATTTAATAAATGAAACCCCCAAGTATAAATAGTGAGGGTTTTAAAGTTCCAACTAACACTCTTGTAGTGGTTCCTAACCGTGGAATTCAAAAGGAACAAGTTTCTCCGCTACTAGAGTCTTTAGACGGAAATTTTAAAAGAGATTGGTTTACAGACCATTTTTATTACTGTTTACCTTTAAATATTGGAAATCAATATGGGTTCATAGTGAAAGCTGAAATAGATTTTTCTGTTTATTGGACCGGAGACGTAAACCCTCACGGAGTAACGGTTGACTACGTAGACGAGAAGCCAACAGTTCAAAAATACGACGGGCATTTTGGTTCAGGGATAGTAACAGTTCAAAACTCGTGGCATTATAGGACTCCTCCAGGAGTTAACTTAATGACAATTTCCCCGCCTAACTTCGTTAAACACGGCATAACTCATATGACGGGTGTTATTGAAACTGATAACTTACAAAGAGATTTTACTTTTAATTTAAAAATGACTAAGCCAGGTATTAGGGTGAACTTTAAAGCTGGTGAACCTATAGGTGCGTTTATACCAATACCTAGATATTTTGCAGACGAATTTTCAATAGCATTTGACAAAGACTTATTTAATGATGACGTTATTTCTGAAGAACACAGGACAAACGCTGAATACGGAAGATTAAGAACTTATGAAGATGTTCTTAAAAACCACACAGCTGGTCGTCTTTATTTTAAAGGTATAGACGCTTGGGGAAACCCGTATGACGACCATCAAAAACGGTAATTTTAGTAATAAACTAGCGGCTTAACTGCAATCTTTAAACGTCTACGCATAAGGCGTCTCTCACGTTCAACAGTGCCAGCCCAAAAACCTTGAACAGCGTTTTCTAACGCGTACTGTAAACAAGGTGTTTGGAACTGGCAACTATTGCATATCTTAGTTAATACGGGTTTTAACTCTATAGTTTCAGAACCAGTTTCGGGGAAAAACATGTCTCCGTTTACAGTAGCGCAGGGTTGCGTACCGTCAAAACCTGGTGCTTTAGCCATATTACTCCTTATTGTTTTTGGTATTAAATATCGCTGGATATTCAAGCAAGAATTGCTTAAACCGTTCTCCTTCCAAATATGTCCAAGAGGACCAGTCTTCTCCTCCTTGGGTCATATGAAACGCTATCTGAGCGTTTTTTACAGGATTAAATAAATCAGCGTTAGTCGCTAGAGAGAACTTTTCTCTCCTATCCTCACCGAGGCTGCCTAACATGTTTATTTGAAAAATGCCGTAAGAGTTGTCCCCTGTACTAGCATTTTTGTTGTGCGCTAAAGGGCGTCCATTGGATTCCTTTTTAGCTACAGCCCACGCTGTCTTAAGCGCAGACCCTTTAAATCCGACAAGAGTCAAAAGTTCCTTTAACTCCGTGTCCGTGAGTGAGGTCTTATCTGAGTAATCACTTAGTGTAACTACCTGGACAGAACCCATATCTTTTGCATCTGCAAGCTCGGATGCGGCTTGCGATGAGCCAGTTGCGTTTACTGTCATCACGACTACTAAAACCATGGACATTGCCATGGCTCCTAATCCTTTTGACTCTGGCGCTATGTTCTTAAACAAAAGCATTTGATTTCCTCCTTAGTACAAGGAAACACTGAGTTACGTACATATGTCAAGTTGAATAGCGTGACAAAGGTGTGTTTTTATGACAAACTTTTTTCTACACTGCGTATAACGCCTTTTAGACAGGAAATACTTTGATGACAGTTTTACAGTGGGCTCAAACTTTAGCTAGTTTTGCTACGTTTGCACTATTCACAATTACAATAACTAATTGGTTATTAAAGAGTTGGTTAAAAGGCTATTTGTCCGAATTGAAACCAAATGGTGGAAGCTCAATGAAGGACCAGTTAAATCAAATTAGTAGAGATGTAACAGAACAAAAAATTTCAATGGCACGCTTAGAGGGCCGGTTTACCCAGCATATTGAAGAATCTTCAAACTAGTTGGGCTTGACATTAACTTATAAATCAGGCAGACTAATTGTGAAGGCACTACCTAGTTGTGCCTCGAAAGGTAGAGAAATAAATGAATAAAGCAATGTTGGCCTCATGGGGCCGCTCGTTCATGGCTGCAGCAATTTCCGCATTTGTTGCCACAGGTGGAGATGTATTTAGCCTTGACCTAGACGGAGCAAAAGCTATCCTCACCGCAGGTGTTGTAGCAATTCTTCCAGTAGTACTTCGTTATCTAAACCCTTCCGACACAGCATTCGGCACAGGAGCCAAGTAAAAACATGAAATGTGTAAACTGCCCAAATAATGCTGAGTTCACTCTGGCGGACAAAGGCGCTAACCCAATAAGTTACTGCCCGCTGTGTCTTCCACCGCATCTACAGGTGCGAGCATTATCTGGGCAGTTACCACTAACTGGAACTTCCAAACCTGGAAATGCTACGATTGTAGAAGAGCCAAAGAAAACAACTAAAAAAGCAGCAAGTAAACCTACAACTACAGAAGTTACTGTAGAATCTACTGAGGAGCCAACAGAAGAGGAAGCATGAAAATAACACGGGTAAAAGCTGTTCAAGCCCATCCCGTGCCAGAAAAGGCTTATCAAGCTAAGGGCCCTTTTCCAGACCACCTCTTTAGAGAATCAAAGATAGTATTTGATTACGAACCAGAAGATGACGAAAACGGTAATAATCTTCCTTTAGGAGCTACGGCTCAAAATAATTTTAAACCCCCTAAATATCTTAGGTGCAAAGCCTGTCATGCTAGAGTTGTAGAAGAAGAAGCTGCTTTGCATGAATGTGAGAACTAATGGCTAAGAAAAAACCTACTATCCCGTCTTGGGAAGAGATGTCTGCTGGGTACACCTCAAATTTTATTGACGAACTTTTAAAAGACCCAAAAGAAAACGACCCAGAGTTTCAAGTAATTGATGGTGGCCCCTCTATGCGTACCACCACCACAACTAACCCATCTAAGCCAAGAACGTTAAAAGCTGGATACGATTTTAAGACAAACACAATGACCGTTGTTTTTAGAGACGGCACTTGGTGGGATTACCGAGGAGTTCCTGAAGATGTGTGGTACGACTTTGTTAACGCTCCCTCTAAAGGAGTATTTTTAAGAGAATCTGGTTTAGACGGTTGGGGAGATATGGGCCCTTCAGATGTAACCCGTATGCCAAAACACCGTAGGGAACAGATGAACGATATTTCAGAGTTTTCTGACTACATGTATGGGTCTAAACCTAAGCTCCCTACCCTGGACGATTACTTATTCGGAAAACAGGAGTAAATGAAAACATTCGGACCACTATACGTAGATGTGATTCAGTACTACCACCGTCGCCCTCTACCAATAGTAGAAAAGGGCTGGACTCAAGAAACTGACTTCCCTTACAGAAAAAGCAAAATTTGTTTGGTGTTTAGGGTTCCCTTTACTAAACCAGGCTTAGTACTGGGTCTATGGAATAAAAATACAAAAGTAATCTTTGAAGAGGACGCGGATTTGCTTTTGGCAAACGCTCTTGGAGCCCGTAACATGGGGCTCTCTACAGAGGAGATAGACGAATGGTAATTAGACGTAAAAAGAACTGGGACAAGCCTTTTTCTGAAAAAGTGGCTAAACGAGTAGCCAAGATACCTTCTGGAGAACTTTTAATTTGGTCAGACCAGATTCTCTATGAGTTAAGCCGTTGTCTTTCAGTTTACGAAAAAAATAGGGACCAAGTTTATTTGGACGAAGCTCTTACTGGGGCTGAGGCTATCCACGCAGTTGTTGACGAGTTGCACAAAAGATTATCTCGCATTGAGTAACTACATATGTATGCTAAAATTATATCCGCCAACTCTCTCCTTCTCTCCCGTGTGGCAGCGGCAGCCCTGGACTTTAAACCCAGGGCTTTCCGTCTTTAAAGGAGGTACGAATGTTTGAAGAGAATCTTGACCTTGATGAGTTCTTTGAAGAAGAAGAAGACTTTGAAGAAATTGACGAGGACGAACTTGAACCCGCTGAAGAAGACGACGGGTTAGATGAGCTGTCTCGAGAGTTTGTTGACAAGCTAGTAGATAAAATGATGGTGTTCTTAGTAGCACTTGTTGGCTATGAGTTGCACCCATATCAAGCACCACTTGCACGAAGAATTATGGAATCTGTAATTATTAATGACGGTGAAGAGATTACAGCTCTTGCTGCACGTCAGTCAGGTAAATCAGAAACTATTGCGAACACTGTAGCTACACTTATGGTTATTCTTCCACGACTTGCACGAATGTATCCAGATTTATTAGGTAAGTTTAAAGACGGTATATGGGTAGGACTATTTGCTCCAGTAGAAGGACAGGCAGAAACATTATTTAGTAGAACTATTAACAGACTTACTAGTGACCATGCACTTAGCGTATTAGGTGACCCAGAGATTGATGATGAAGCTAAAAAAGTTGCTGGAGTTACAAAACAAATTAAATTAAAGAATTCTGGCTCATCTGTAATGATGATGACAGCTAACCCTCGTGCAAAGATTGAGTCTAAGTCTTTCCACCTTATTGTTATTGATGAGTGCCAAGAAGCAGATGACTTCGTAGTATCTAAATCTATCTCTCCTATGTTGGCGTACTACGCTGGAACTATGGTTAAGACAGGTACTCCCACCACACACAAAAACAACTTCTATCGTTCTATTCAATTAAACAAACGTCGTCAAACCTCTAGAGGAAACAAACAAAACCACTATCAGTGGGATTGGAAAGATGTAGCTAAATACAATGACAACTATCAAAAGTTTATTAAGAAAGAGATACTACGTGTAGGGGAAGACTCAGATGAGTTTCAGATGTCCTACAACTGTAAGTGGCTTCTAGAACGAGGCATGTTTGTAACTTCTACGGTAATGGACGAACTAGGGGACACTTCTCAAGAAATTGTTAAAGCTTGGCACAGAACCCCTGTTGTAGTGGGAATTGACCCAGCTAGAAAAGTTGACTCCACTGTTGTTACAGTTGTTTGGGTTGACTGGGATAGGCCTGATGAGTTTGGTTACTTTGACCATAGAATTTTAAATTGGTTAGAAATCCAAAGTGAAGACTGGGAAGACCAGTACTTTCAAATAGTTAACTTCTTAGGTAGCTATGACGTGTTAGCTGTAGGTGTTGACTCAGGCGGTGTGGGTGACGCGGTTGCTCAAAGATTAAAACTGCTGTTACCTAGAGCTGAGGTATACCCAATTGGAAGTAGCCAACCTGAGCAATCTAAACGTTGGAAACACCTTAAGACCCTAATTGATAGACGACTTATCGGTTGGCCAGCCCATGCTAAGACCAGAAGACTTAGAACTTGGAAAAGGTTTTACCAACAGATGACCGACCTAGAAACTAAATTTACTGGGCCTAACTTTTTAGCTCATGCCCCAGAAGAAGCCCACGCCCATGACGACTATGCCGATAGTTTGGCCATCGCCTGCTCTCTAACCATGGACCTTACAATGCCTCAGGTTGAGGTCTCGTCGTCACCATTTTTCAGATAGATTTGACTTTATCCTGAAAAATTAACGTTTTAATAAGACACTTGTACTGAGGCCTCAACCTTTTAAAGGAGTAATAAACATGGCAATTGCCCCAACACCACAAGTTCCAGAACGCTCTGGAAATACTTACGACCGTAAGATGGCTTCCGCTGTCCCAGGACAACGCGGACCTCTACGCTTTCAAGAAGGTATCGGAACCGATACTGATGTTCCACAAGAATTTGGAAAGGGTGCTGCACAGGGTTACACACCAGCAGCAGGCCGTCCAAATCGTAATGCACCTGTTCACACTAAGCCAGCTGAAGAAACAATGCGCGAGCGTGCTCACGTAGGTTCAGCTTCTTGGATTGAAGCAACAGATTTTCTTCAAGAGTTCTCAAATGGTTCTTTCCAAGATTATGCAGAACCAACAATTGAAGAAGTTACACGTAACGGCGCTCGCCAATCACGTGTAAGCCCAGCAGTAGTTCAGGACTAATTAAGTTTCCTGCCCCCTTCCAGCGTCCCACCATGCTGAGGGGGCAGGATTCCCTGCATTGAGGATAATAAATGTTAATCAAAGGTAAAGAAGTTCAAGAGGGTCCTAAACAACTCCCTGCCAACCCTAGACTTTGGAACATGATTACTACTCAAGCAAAAACTAGATTTTCAAAACAATCCCCAGCATCAGCTCACTGGGTTCATTCTCGGTATGTTCAAATGGGTGGAAAGTTTGTAAATTCTCAAAAAGACATTGACCCTAAGAACAGGGACGTAGCTCAAGAAAAAACAGACAAAATTGAAGCATCAAAAAAGAAGAAGGTTACTAAGTCTATTAAGAAGACAGTAACCAAAGATGTCAACAAACCAGTAGCTCGACCAATAGCAAAATAGGTGGTTCCGCAAGTTAGCAAACTAATGCTAAACTACGGTAGTTAAATATTTAAATGAGAGGATTTTAGGTGAGCATAGATTTTTCACCCCCTAGTTATAGGGCCGCCTCATCTGACTTAACCATATCCATATCCCCTCTGGGATTAGTAGAACTTGCTGATGAAGAGTTTGAAGTTCATGGTCCACGTTTAAATCGTTATTCCCTTAACTGGGCGATGTATCTAGGTCACCATACATCTTTCCGTCGCCAACAGGGCGAACCTCAAATGGTATTTAATTACTATCGAGCAATTACAGATTTTATTATTAACTTTACTTTTAGTAAGGGCGTTCAGTTTAGAAGCCCTAAAGCAACAGAAGCAATTGTTCCTGATTTGCTTGAACGTGTGTGGGAAGTAGATAACAACAAAGCAACAGTACTTTGGGAGATTGGTCAACAAGGTTCTGTATCTGGAGATTGTTTTGTTAAAGTAGCATACGAAGAGGCGTGGGTAGACCCAGCTGGTATGCAACACCCAGGACGTGTACGTGTTCTACCTTTAAACTCATCTTTTTGTTTTCCAGAGTTTCACCCACACGACCGAAACCGTTTGATTCGGTTTAAACTTAAGTACCGTTTTTGGGGAACTTCTTTAGAAGGTACACGACAGGTATACACATATACAGAAATCTTAACTGACGATGTTATTGAAGAGTACATCAATGACGAACTAATCGATTCTCGCCCTAATCCACTAGGAACTATCCCTGTAGTTCATATGCCTAACATTAGAATTTCAGGCTCACCATGGGGACTATCTGACTGTAATGAAATGATTTCTTTAAACCGTGCATACAATGAAACCGCTACTGATATTGCAGACATCATTAACTATCACGCTGCTCCTGTAACAGTAATCATTGGAGCTAAAGCATCTCAGCTTGAAAAAGGCGCTAATAAGGTGTGGGGCGGTCTACCAAAAGATGCAAGGGTAGAAAACCTAGAAGGTGGCGGACAAGGTCTAAAAGGCGCCATGGAATACATGACTATGTTAAAGCGTGCTATGCACGAAATGACTGGTGTTCCAGAAACTGCTTTAGGTCAATCACAACCTATTTCAAATACCTCTGGTGTAGCACTAGCTATCCAATTCCAGCCTTTGATGAATCGCTATCACCAAAAGATTGTTCAATACGCATACGGATTAGAACGAGTAAACGAACTTATTCTTCGTAACTTAGCTGTTAAAGAGCCAGAAACATTTACTTGGAATCCCGATAGAGACACAATTCCTAAGCCAGACCAACTTCTCCAGTTGGACCCTAACGACCCAGATACTTACAGAACGTACGTACATTTCCCACCACCACTACCACTAGATAAACTTATTATTCTTAACGAAATTCAATCTATGCTATCTCTAGGATTAGAGTCTAAAGAAGGCGCACTTAGAGCTCTTGGTGAAGAGTTCCCTTCAGAAAAAATTCAAGAAATTAGACAAGAACTCATTGACGACGCCAAGGCAGACGGCGCACTTAAACTTGTTCAAACCGAAATCGCTAATGAGATTATGACCTTAACAGGCATGGTCCCAGGACCTGACGGTTCTGCTGCTCCGCTCTCACCTGAGCAAGCAGCGGGTATGGCTGCTGGCG